AGATTAAAAAAGAGATTTTGGAAAACGTGAATAAACTCGACGACGCAACACTTCGAACTATATTAATTTTGCGTTATCTCAATCTTCAAACGTGGGAAATGATTGCTTGTAAAATGAATTACAGTTATATGCAAATATGCCGTTTGCACGGCAAGGCTTTGAATTTAATTAAAGATGTTATAGAATGTTATATTGCATCTGTGATATAGTGTATCGTGGAATAAGTAACATAAGCGGTGTATCATCGTGAGATGATGGGTGAATATCTCGTGTGATTGGTGGGAATTGAGATATTAATTTTTTGGAAATTTATTCTTTGTAAAAAAGGAATTTTGTGTAATGTTGTCGAATTATATACACAAATACTATTTTACGGAGGATAAAATTATGGATTGGAGCACAAAAAGGTACACAAAGTTTAGAAAGAAATACGAAATCGAGTATAGATACTATGATAAAAACCAGTTAGATACTGAGGAATTTAACTTAAAAGAACAGCTTGAGAAAGGAAAATGCAGTGATGATATTTATTGTAATATAGCATTAGCATGCTTTGCTGCTCTATTAGTTATTCCACAGGTTCTTAATGAACAAGATATAAACAATCCGTTAGAACTTGGTGCCTTAAAAATAGGTATAATATATATTGTTTCTGTAGGATTGTTTTTATTGCTAATGTTAAGAGGAATATTTACAAGAGTAGGAATGAATAAAGATAAGAAGTACAGGTTAAGATTAGAAATTTTAAAAAAAGAAAAACGATATAGAAAAGTAAAAAGTAAAAAAATAATAAATTTAAAGAAAGCTCGTTCTATTTGATTGAATGAGCTTTTTCTATACCCAAAAACAAGGAGGTGTTGGTTGATGGGACTAAACGAGAAAGAGAAATTATTTGCGAAAGAATATGTAATAAACAAAGGAAATGCTTATCAGGCAGCACTGAAAGCAGGATACAAAGTTAAAACGGCTAAAACGGCTTATGAATGGCTACTTGAAACCCTACCGAACCCAACTGCTAAGCGGCATTTACCGTATAAGGCGGAGCTTGCGGCTGAAATTCAAGCACAGTTTGACAAAATTCATTCGGAAAAGTCCGCCGATGCGAAAGAAGTTATTGAATTTTTAACGGCTATAATGCGTGGCGAGGAAACGGAGCAAACACTGCGTTTGGTAGGGGACGGTGTTCAAAGGATTGACGATATTGAGGTAAGTGCAAAGGAACGACTTAAAGCCGCTGAATTACTTGGCAAGACATTACAAATGTTCACAGACAAATTAAACGTTGACGGTGATATGGACTACAGCATTAAAATTGATTACGGTGGTGAGGACGAATGAACAAAGTAACAGTACCGTTCAATCCGATATTCAAGCCTGTACATCAATGCAAGAAACGTTACGTTGTAATGAAAGGCAGTGCCGGAAGTGGCAAGAGTGTTGATACTGCACAGCTATACATATTGCGTTTAATGCGTGACAAAGGGCGTAATTTGGTATGTGTGAGAAAGTCCGACATAACAAACCGTGACAGTACGTTTGCCGAGCTTGAATCAGCCATAAACCGTATGGGTGTTGGCAGAGCGTGGAGAGTTACGCAAAGTCCGTTGTCGTTCACCTGTATAAACGGCAACAAGATTATATTTCGTGGTGTAAACGATAACAAGCAACGTGAAAAACTGAAATCAATCACATTTGCGAACGGTAAGTTGACCGACGTATGGATTGAAGAGGCTACGGAGCTTGTGCAACAGGATTTTGAAATTATAGACGACCGTTTGAGAGGTGAACTCCCCGACGGTCTTTTTTATCAGATAAAATTGACATTTAACCCTGTATCGTCAAGTCACTGGATAAAGAAAGTGTTTTTTGATATACAGGACGACAATGTTCTGACACATCAAAGCACATATTTAACAAACCGATTTTGCGATGAGGCGTATCGACAACGTATGTTACGACGTAAAGAGGTTGACCCTGAGGGCTACAGAATTTACGGACTGGGTGAATGGGGCGAAACAGGCGGTCTTATATTCTCAAATTATCGAATTGAGGAATTTGATACAGATATGAGCCGTTTTGACGCTATGGCAATAGGACAGGACTTCGGATTTAATCACGCAAACGCCATATTAACGTTAGGTTATAAGGACGGCGATATTTACGTTTGTAATGAACTGTATGTACACGAAATGGATACGACAGAGATTATCCCGAAAGCTGACGGGAATTTCAGCAAAAGTCTTGTAATGTGGTGCGACAGTGCAGAGCCGGACCGTATCAAGATGTGGCGAAAGGCGGGCTACAGAGCAAAAGCAGTTGTTAAAAATCCGAACAGCATACAATCACAAATTGACTGGCTGAAAGGCAGAAAGATACACATTCACCCGTCGTGCGTGAACGTGATAAAAGAGATACAGCAATGGCGTTGGCGAGTTGATGAAAAGTCGGGCGAATATACGGACGAGCCTGTCAATGTATTTGATGACGCAATGGCGGCATTGAGATACGGCGTTGAGAGTTGGCGCAAGGATAAGAAAGCTAAAATCTATTCAAGAGAGGAGTACGGAATATGATAATTGATGAAGATATAGTCGCAGGCGGTGTGACACCGTTTATCATAACAAAATTGATTGAACGGCACGAGCAAGAGCGACAGAGATACCGATTGTTACACGATTACTATATGGGCGACCACCGTATTTTAAACCGCAGAAAAAGAGGCAAAAACGTGGCAAACAACCGCATAATGTGTAATCACGCAAAGTACATAACGGATATGACACAGAGTTATCTTGTCGGCAATCCTGTAACGTATGCGGTGTCGGACGAATACGATATTGAGGCAATCAAAAACGAATATTTGGAACAGGATATGCCGAGTGTGGACAGTGAAATCGTAAAGAATATGAGCATTTACGGCAAAGCATATGAACTGATTTATGCGGACGAAAAGAGCAAGCCGAGAAGTGTACGATTGGATCCGGAGCATACATTTGTATGTTACTCACAGTCGGCATTTGAAAAGCCGTTGTTTGCGGTGTATTACTACAAGAAATACGACCTTGACGGCTACTGCACAGGCAGTATTTGTCGTGTGTATGATGAGTCGTTTATATATACATACACAGGTCTTGACAGCTATACGGCATTGTCATTGCAAAATGTTGAACCGCATTACTTTTTTGATGTACCTATTATCGAATACAGAAATAATACGGAAATGCAGGGTGATTTTGAACAGTTGATAACGCAGATTGACGCATACAATGTGTTGATGTCAGACCGAATAAACGACAAGGAACAATTCGTTAATTCGCTGTTGTTTTTGTGTAATTGCGACCTTGACACCGAACAGGCAAAAAAATTATTGGTAGAACGTATCTTAATGGGTGACGGTGATGCAAAGGCGGAGTATCTGTCAAAGGTGCTGAACGAGGCTGATACAAAGGTGTTGCGTGACGACATCAAGGACGATATACACCGTTTGTCACACGTTCCCGACCTGTCGGACGAAAGTTTCGGCAACAACTTGTCGGGGGTGGCGATAAAGTATAAGCTGTTGGGATTTGAACAGCACGTCAAGAACAAAGAACGTAACTTCGCTAAGACATTGCGCAAGCGATTAGAGATTTACAACAATTTCTTAGTGACATTAAACGCAATGAAAGAAGTGCCGTCGCACAGAGTTGATATAGGATTTACATATAACTTGCCTGCAAATGAGTTGGAAATTGCACAGATGATTAATTACCTCAAAGGTCTTGCATCTGACGAAACATTACTTGAACGTTTGCCATTCATCACAGACGCAAAGGAAGAAGTTGAAATCGCACGCAGAGAGCAAGCGGAAAAGTCCGCCGAGGATATACGTATCGCTGAAAGTTCGGCAAGGAAAGTAAACTACAATGAAGAGTAAAGCATATTGGGTGCAACGTGCCGTTGAAGTTGAAACATATTTACAATCGCAAGCGGACAGCATTAAGGACGGTGTAATTAAGGCATATGAGCGAGCAATCAAAAATGTAAACAATGACATTGAGAAAACGTTCAAAGCCTATATTTCGACTGATATACCCGAAAAAGAGGCACGCCGATTAATGAGCATAGCCGACAGTGATAAACAGTACGAAGAACTGTTGAAACTGTACGCCGAAACAGACGACAAGACGGTAAAAAAAGAAATTCTAAACCGCATAAATGCACAGGCATACGGTGCGAGAATTAGCCGATTAGAGGGACTGAAACGTAATGTATATATTTACTTTAGGCATGTTGCAAACGAGGCTATAAAAGAGCAAAAGAAACTGTATGACAGTGCGGTAAAGACGGCATATTATACGAACATATTTGATACCGCACAAGGTTTAAACTGCGGTATTGATTTTTCACTTGTACCGCAAAAGGCGGTTAATAAAGTGTTAAGTGAGCCGTGGCACGGTCACAACTACAGCGAGAGAGTGTGGATACATAACGACAGATTTATACAGGCAGTCGGACAGACGATTGAGGACGGTATAATCAGCGGTCACAGTGTAAGCCGTATGACCGATAAGCTGATTAATTACGTCAAAGATACTGCACCGGGTGGAATACGAACATCAGCCGAAACGCTTGTGAGGAGCGAAACGGCGCATTTTATGAACCAAGGTCAAAAGATGGCGTATGAGGAAATAGGTATAAAACAGTATCGTTTTGTTGCGGCACTGTCTGAATTGACGTGTGACAGGTGCGGAAGTCTTGACGGTAGCGTGTTTGATACGGATAAAGCCGTTGAGGGCGAAAACTTCCCACCGATACACCCACGTTGTCGGTGCGTTACGATTATGGCAGACGTGAATTTGACAAGTCGTATTGCCCGTGACCCACTCACTGGCGAAAATTACAAAGTTGACGGAAGTATGACGTTTGACGAATGGAAAAACAGTTTGTCGGACGAACAGAAAAATGCGTTAAAATATGTTGCAAATAGTGAAAAACGTGGTATAATAAAGGTAGATAGATTTAATTCAAAAAGTGACCCGATGTATGAAGTAACCGGAAGTGCATATGAATCAAATCCAAAAGAATTAGAGGATATATTAAGTACATTAAAATCTTGGGGCGTTGAAATAAATGAATCACATTCATTAGGTTATGGAGCTTTAGTAGATGGAAGTCCGGGTACTTTGAGTATAACGCCTGATGCAAGTTATAGTGCGTGGCTACATGAATTCCAACATGTAAAGGATGCAAAAGACAATGGTTGGGATGCAGTAAGGGTTTTATATACGAACATAGATGAAAGAAAACGCAGAGAAGATAAGGCATATTCTATCGAAATAAATTTAGCATTGAAATTGGGTAGACTGGATATTGCAAAAAGATTGGAGGAGAATTTGAATGACGAAATTAAAAGAATTGAAGAATTCTTCGGAATCGGCTAAAGATGCAATTATGCGAGGTGATATATCTGTAATTGAAAAATATCTTAATTCGGATAATAATTTGGGTATTATTTTTTCTATTGTGTCGATTGTGAAACATGAAATAAATTTGGACCATATAAATAACAGGCTAAAAGAATTGAAATCAAAAGATGAGTTTGAGTTTTGTGCTAATATTTCAGCTTATGCGTGTGCGGCGTTGGATTTATTAGGAGTTGAAAAATATGTTGGCAATGATAAGTCTATAATACAGCTTATAAAATCAAACTTTAATTTTGGAATATCATAGAATTTTAGAAAAAAAAAGCACGTTTTCGGACGTGCTTTTTTGATACACTGAAAGGCGGTGATAGTGTGAGCATAGGCACAACATACACATAGAAGAAAGGAATGGTGATCCGATTATCTCCCTGTTAGACGTGGGGTTATACGTCTTATTTTTATACAATTTTTTAAGAAAGGAATGATTTGAATGGCAGAGCCAACACCAAATCCATCAAAAACAACGGAGCCAACACCTCCGACACCTCCGACACCTCCGGAGCCTCCCGCACCGAATAACGGCGACAATCAAAAGGCGATTGATGACGCAGTAGCGGCGGCAAAAGAGAAGTGGGAAAAGGAAGTTGAAGAAAAATTAAAAAAAGCCGAAGAAGAGGGCATGAGAAAAGCCAAGTTGACAAACGAGCAAAGAAAAAAAGAGGACGACGACAAGGAAAGGGCAGAATTTGAAAAGGCAAAGGCAGAGTTTGAACGTGAAAAAATCGTTGCATATGCCGAAACAGAACTTGCTAAAGTCGGACTGTCTGCCGAGATTGCAAAGTACATTGTAGCAGAAGATAAGGATAGCACAAAGGCGGTTATCGACAAGATAAAAGAAAGCTATGACAAAGATGTACAAGCAGGTGTTACCGAGCGCTTAAAGGGCAAAACACCGGATTTAAACGGTGGCAGTGGCGGTCACAACACAGGCAGTTTTATGGACATAATCAGAGAAAATCAAAGATAGGAGTGAAATAAATGGGTTATTTAAAAAATGAATTGACAGGCTTTGTACCTGTCGAACAAGCAACAGACATCATCAAAATGGTGACAAGGGGTTCAAGTGTTTTAAGAATGGCGAAAGTCGAGGAAATGAAACACGAGAAAAAGAAGTTTAACGTACTTACAGACGGTCCGGGTGCTTACTGGGTCGGTGAGGGTGAAAGAATTAAGACAAGCGGTGCTACTTGGATTCACCCTGAAATCGAAGCTAAGAAGTTAGCCGTTATTATTCCGGTAACAAAGGAAAAGTTGGAAGATACGACTATCAGCGTATTTGAAGAACTAAAGCCGGAAATCGCAGAGGCATTCTACAGAGCGATTGACGCGGCGTGCATTTTCGGTACAAATTCGCCGTTCAAGACAAACATTATGAACGCTATAGACAGCAAGCATATGGTTGTTATAGACAACACAAATATTGATATTGCTATATCTGACGCAATGTCAATGATTGAAGAAAACGGCTATGACCCGTCGGGATTTGTTGGACGTATCGGCGTTAAGAATATGCTTAGAAAATTGCGTGACGCAAACGGCGCACCTGCATATGTCAACGGTACAACAGGCGGTGAGTTGTACGGTCAGCCTATCGAATTTGTGCGCAACGGTGCGTGGGACAACAAACGTGCCGATATTATCACAGGTAACTTCAAGTATGCCGTTGTCGGTATGCGTGCAAGTATCAATTACGAAATTCTTACCGAGGCTACACTACAAGGCACTCTTGACAGTGACGGTAAACCGCTATCACTTGCGGAGCAAGATATGGTTGCAATCAAAGCTACTATGCGTTTAGGTTTCCTTGTGGTTAAGGACGACGCATTTGCCGCATTTAAGAACGGTGTTCCGACACTCGGCGAATTGACAGTTGAATCGGTTGCAGGCACAACAGGCAACACTGTTATTACGGTATCGCCAAAGCCTATCGGCGGTCACAAGTTGGTTTACAAGGCTGCCGCAAGCACCGCTCCAAGTGTTGCGTATGACGACGATTTGTCGAAGTGGACAGAGTTTAACAACGGTGACGAAATCACTGCGACAAACGGTCACAAGATTACAGTTGCGGAAGTTACCGCAGACGGCAAAGCGAGAAAGTCGGGCAGTGCCGACGTTGTAAGCGGTGAATAATATGGAACAGTTGGGGACACTAAAAATGTTGTTGGGAATTAAGGACGACGAGCAAGACAGCTTGTTGTCCTTTTTGATTGAGGACACGGTTAATATGATTATGGCGTATTGTCATATTGATGTACTTCCACGTCAGCTTGAAAGCCTTGTTCCGAAGATTGCGGCGGATATGTACAGGGCGAAAGGTTACGGGGACAGTAAAAGTCCCGAAGTAGTCAAGAGCATAAGTGAGGGCGAACGCTCCGTTACATACACCGAAACCGACAATGACAAGATTTTCAGCAACTATTATAAACGCCTTGACCCGTTCCGTAAACGAAAGGGGCGTGTTCCGAGTGACATCAGTATTCAGTGATTTTTACGATAAAACTGTTATAATCGCAGAATATGAAATTGACGACTATACAGGTAAAACCGAAAAGACTGTATTGTCCGAAATTAAAGCCGATGTACAACCGTACAGCGGTGGCAGAGCAAGAGAGCAATACGGTTTAGATATAGAATGTCAAATGCGTATGTTCTGCGATATGTCAGACGACGTAAAGGTCGGTAACAGGGTTGAATATGACGGCGACATATATGATATAACATATGTGCAGAAATGGGACAGCGGTTTGGTAGCAATGCTCGAAAGGAGTAGGCTGAAATGAATTTTTCAATCGAGGGGATAGACGACGTTGTTGACAAGCTGACACAGTATGCGTCGGGCGATAAAATACAGCGAGGTTTGGCAATGGCGGGTGAAGTCGTAAGAGCACACGCAGTGGCAAACTGTCCTGTTGCAACAGGACGTTTAAAGGGCAGTATCGTAAGCCAAGTGGACGGTGACAGCGTTGCAATCGGTCCGACTGCCGATTACGGTATTTATGTCGAATTCGGCACAGGCTCAAAGGGCGACAAATCTGTTTCGCATACGTCAAAAAGACACTGGACGTATTACAGTGGCGGTCGATTTTACACAACGTCGGGACAAGCACCACAGCCGTTCCTCGTACCTGCACTGAAAAATAACATCAGCGAGATAATCGCTAAGTTTAAGGAGGTGTATAACTCGTGAAACGAGTTATAGCGAGCAAATACGAAGTATTTGTGTTAGCGTAGGGAGGGTGATACGGTGTTTGATATTGGTTTGGAATTGCGGGACATTTTAAAGCAGATAGACGGTGTAAGTGTATGTTTTGCATATCCCGATAATTTTAATAAATTGCCCGCAATAGCATATTACACGCTAACGGACAAAGGCTCAATGTCATATGACAATACGGTCGTTACGAATGATACAACTGTTCAGATTGATATTTACGCCGATTATCCGCAAACGTGTTTTGAATTGTCGGAGAGGGTATATAAATTGTTGACTGATAACGAATATTATCACGAAATGACAATGGACGTACCCAATCCCGACGACAAGGGTATAAAACATAGGACAATGAGATTTACGAAAGTAGTAGAAAGGAATGATTGATTTATGGCAAATACAGCAAAAAGAAAACCACTACCTACAATAGGTGTGGACAAGTACACATTTTTCGCAGTTTTAACAGACACATCAGAGGGTGCAACATATGGCGATCCGTATAATTTGAGAGGTACAGTCGAAATTGCACCGACAGACGCAGGCGGCAGTGATGTTTTTGACGCCGATAACGGTGCGTATGAAACATCAAACTACATTGAAAAATTAGGTCACGACATCACAAATGCCGATATTCCACCGGAAGTTGATTCAATGTGGCGTGGACTGACACAAAAAGACGGTGTAGTAGAGGTCGGCAACGATACAAAAACAGTTTATTTCGGTGTTGCGTGGAGAATTATGAAGTCTGACGGCTCATACCGTTATGTGAGATATTACAAGGGTTCGTACAGCTTTGCGTCAAACGTCGGAGGTAAAACAAAAGCGTCAAGCGGTGCGCCTGAAAAGCAAACCGCAAAGGCTACATACACAGCCGTACAACGTGATTTTGACAACAACTATTACGCATACTTTGACGAAAGCGATTTGCCGGAGGGCGTTACAAAGACAGAACTTGAGGAAAACTGGTTTAAGGATATGAACTATTATCCGGTGAAGAAAGGACTGTAAAATAAACGTAATTTGACATTATATGAGGTATAGTGTAGAATAAAAATAGGCTGAAAAGCCTTGATATATGGAGAGCGGTGGCGGCTCTGTTTCGGAAAGGAAATATTATGAGTGAAACCACAATACAACTTGTATTGATTTTGCTTATTGTATGGATATTAAAGAAATAACCGCCCTAACGCAATAGGACGGTTATTTGGGTAGAAAATATTTTCTACACTAAATATAAACTAATGTATTAGAAACGGCTGTTTACCGTTCCTCTTATATCTAAATTATAACACAATAAAAAATGTATGTCAAGCACGCATATAGCGTGCTTTTTGTATGCAATGAATTAGGAGGAATATTATGCAACACACATTAACATTTAAACACGATAATAAAAAATACGTTTCAAAGCCGTTCGACTTTGAGGCAATGTGTATTATTAATGACGCACATAACGATGAAAATAAAAACGGACCGTTAAACATCTGCCGAGAGGCGGTGGACTATATGTTCGAGGGAACGGACGCAACGCAGGATATTATTGATGCCATTGATGTAGGCACACATTCAAGACTATGTATGGAATTATGGAAATTCTATATAGACGCGTTGACAACAAAAAACGAGTAAAGGGCGGTAATTCCGAAAGTCAGCCACTGCGTAAGATATATGCGCAGTGGTTTAAGAAGAGAGGGTTATTGCCTGATGTAATATCACGTCAAAATCCGTTCGTAGTGTTTCGTATGATAGATGATTTGGGTGATGACGAGGAAGAAGAATATACGGGAAATGACCCGTATTTAAAAATGTTTTATGGAATGTAGTGAGGTGATTTGTAGTGGCTGACGCGGCGGAATTAGTAGTAAGAATAAGAGGTGATGCGTCCGACTTAGAGGCAACAATAAGCGGTGTATCGCAACAACTCGAAGAATTGGAACGAACACAAAGCAATACAAATGGTGTGAAAGGTGTAAGAGAAAGCACAAGTGCATATCAAGGTCTTGCAAGTCAGCTTAAAGATACCGGAAAAGGTATAAAAGAAGTCGGCGAAAGTATTGACACGATAACAAAACCGATACAATACGCATCAACGGCTCTTGCCGCCGGAGGTGTTGCAAGTGCAAAGTTTGCGATAGATTTTGAGGATAGTTTTGCCGGAGTTAAAAAGACGGTTGACGCTACACCGGAACAGTTAGCCAAAATAAAGCAAGGCATTATTGATTTGTCAACAACAGGTATTGACGGCAGAGGCGCGATACCACAAACAACGACTGAACTAAACGAACTTGCGGCGGCTGGCGGTCAGTTAGGTATATCACAAGAAAATATCGTCGATTTTACGGAAGTAATGGCACAAATGGGTTCAGCAACAAACCTTGTCGGCGAAGAGGGTGCCGCAACACTGGCACGTTTTCAGAATGTTATGGGTGTCGGTCAAAACGAAATCCGTAATATCGGCAGTGCAATCGTTGATTTGGGTAACCACAGTGCGACAACAGAATCGGAAATCGCGGAAATGGCACTGCGTATGGGTAAATACGGTTCATCTGTACGAATGTCGGCGGCGGACGTGTTGGGTTATTCTGCGGCACTGTCATCACTCGGCATTGAGGCACAAATGGGCGGTAGTGCGATAGGTCGTACGTGGCTGTCCATAGAAACAGCCGTTGCAAGCGGCGGAGAGGGTTTGACGAAATTCGCAAAGTACAGCGGTAAAAGTGCGAAAGAGTTTAAAGAGCAGTGGAATACTGACAGCTCCGGTGCATTTAACGGACTGTTAAAAGGCTTGCAGTCTGCCGAAAATCTAACTGTTGCGTTAGATGATTTAGGCATAAACAATACACAGGATATACAGGCTATGATGGCATTAGTCAACGGTTATGATTTAGTAACCGAGAGTGTCAATCGTTCAAACACCGCATACCAAGAAAATACGGCATTGCAAGAAGAATTTAACGCAAAGAATGAAACGACCGCATCAAAATTGGCGAACACAAAAAACAATATTATTGAGGCGGCGAGAAGTATCGGCGAAACAATGTTACCGTCAATACAAGACGCAAGCACCACAGTAGCTAATTTCGCAAAAGGTTTGTCGCAAATGTCAGACGAACAAAAGAAAGTTGTTGTTAATACCGGTGCTACGGTCATTGCTTTAGGTGCATTGTCAAAAGTCGGTGTCGGAGTGATTAAGGGTGCAGGTGATTTTGTTGAGGGGTTAGGAGTAATCAGCGATAAATTGCCTATTATAGCAGACGCAACGTCAGCGATAAAAGTATCGACTGCGGGGTTAGGCAGTTCATTTTCTGCATTAGCGCCGATATTTGGTGCAGTATTAGCGCCTGCGGCGGTTGTTGCAGGGTATAAGGTTGTTGCCGACCACGTTACAGAGGCTATTGAAAACAACGCAAAATTGGGTCAAAGCTACAAGGAATTATATTCTCAGTGGCAAGATGCAGGCAACCAAGTTTCGCATTTGGAAAATCTGCGAAGTGAATACGAAAAACTAAACGAATCAATCAACAGCGGTACATTAAATCCCGAAGAACTCGAAAGCGCTAAAAACCGCATAAACGACATTATGCAGGAAATCAAGGCGACTACAAATGATGATACCATAAAATTAATGATTGATACGGGCGAATTTGACACCGCACTTGCAATGGCGGTTTCAAACGCCAAAGACAGTGCGAACGAAATTAAAGACGCATTGGATTTAACATCAGGCAAAAAGGCACAAAAGGCAGTATCAGAGGGGTACGACGCACTTCAAAAAGGTAGTTCCTATGGTGCTGATTATAAAAACCAACAAGAAGAAATGCGTGGGTGGTTGCAACAAGCGACAGACTACAAAACACAGTATAAAGCAATAGTTGATGAGATGAACGCCGCATATAAAGACGGAAGTTCTGAGAGAATAAAGGCGGCGGCATTAGAAAGACAATCGTTCATAAATGGTTTAAAAGACAGTGATTTTACTAAGGCATATGAAAGGTTTACGGGAAGTACATTCAAATTCGGTGATGTAGACGAAGTAATACAAGAAATACAAAATGTATCAAATGCGTATCGTGAAATAAGTGATAACATCGAAAGCATGGACGAACGAGCCAAGAACGGCAGAGAATCACTACAAGCTATGGCAGAAGTCGCAACAACGGATGCTATGAATTTAAACGGCTTTAAGGATATGCAGGAAGTCTTTGAAAGCGACGGTAATGCTGTAGATTTAGTATGCAAACAAATCAAATCAACTATGACTGATTTGGAATTTGAAAATCAAGACATTGCCGCACAAGTGGCACTGTTTAAAAACGGTTTTCAAGACCTACAAGGCGCAATTAATAATAACGCATTAGACGCTGTTGTAAATGATTTTGTCAAACAAGGTAAAGAAATCGGACTAACATCAGAGGAAATAGTCACGAAAGCCGCATTAATGAAAAACGGTTTTTCTGATATTCAACAGGCTGTAGCGTCGGGTGATGTAAGTGGTTTAGTGAAAGACCTATCAAGTTTAGGTGGAGATTTGGGACTAAGCACAGAGCAAGTTGACGCATTGGCGCACAGTTTGGGATTATTGCCTGAGGATAAACATATTGAAATTGACGCAAGCGGTGATGTGTCTGCAATCGAGAACGCAAAAAATGCTGTCGAGGAAATAAATAACGCAGGCAATGTACAATTACAAGTCAGTGCAGAGGGTGATATATCTGTATTAGATACGGCTGATTCAAAGCTACAGGAATTAATCAACAACAACCAAGTTACCATAACATTCAATGTAGATACAGGCGGTTTTGATATTAACGATTTAGGCGGCAACAAATTAGGCGAAATAACCGCAGACGGTAAAATCAACTGGGAAAAAGGTGATGTTGAAAAGCCAGAAAATGAAAAGGCAGACGGCACGATTGATTATAAATTAGGTGATGTTGCAAAACCCGAAAACGCCGTTGCAACAGGTACAATTAATTACACATTAGGTACCGTTGCGACACCAAGCGGAGTACCAAAGGCAAAAGGTACGCAGAACTTCGAGGGCGGATTGGCAATGGTTAATGATGAAAAGGGTATATCTGACCCACGAGAATTAATCGTTGACAAAGGACGTGCATTTATACCACAGGGCAAGGACGTGTTGTTGCCGTTGTCAAAGGGTGCAAAGGTGTACACAGCGTCACAAACCAAGGCGATAATGTCGGGTATGGGTATACCGCATTACGCAACAGGAAAAGACAATTCGGACGCGTTTACATCAGCCAAGGACGATTGGACGCACTACACAAAAACGCACGCAGTAACGACCGCACAAGAATTAGAGAAGTGGTTAGAATTTCAAGAGAAATTCAAGTCGAACGACAAGGATATTGCCGACATAGAGGAACAAATTTTCAGTCTGACACAGAAACGCACGCAGGAGTTAAACAACCTGTCAAAGTCGTACATTGAAGAACGTGCGGCACTGAATGACTGGGACGACAACGGTGACAATCCTATCGACGCATTTACCCGTATTCGTGACCGCAATATGGCGGAAGTCGAGGCAGGACGTATGACGTGGGAGGACTATACGACAGAAATGTCAAGTATAGGTTCAACGTTATACGAGAATATGACCGAATACAGTCGTGATTGGTTGGAACACCAAGAAAAATACAACGGTATGAGTGCCGCCGATTATATAGCAGGTATCGGCAGAATACAGACGTACACCGAACAAATGTACGCACAGGGTATAATCAGCCACAAAGAATATGTAGAGGCAAAAAACAAGCTGAATGATGAGTATTTGGACAAGCGTAAAGAACAAATTGAGAAAGAGTACGACATATCAAAAAACTACATCAGTGAACATACATATTTTAACGACTGGCAAGATAACGGCGACAGTCCGCTTAATGCCTATAACCGCGTTATGGACAGACACCGAGAGGAACTGGCACGCGGTGAGCTGACACAGGACGAGTTCGACAAGTATCAAAGTGAATTAGGTTCGGATATGTATTCGGAGCGTGTGGAGCAGTCAAAGAACTGGTTGGAAGAACAACGCAAGTATTACGGTATGACTGATGAAGAATATATCGCCGGTTTAAAACGTATTCAGCAGTATACACAGGAATACTATGATTTGGGGTTAATCAGCCGCAAAGAATACAACGAAAATATGACTGAACTAAATCACGATATGTTCGACCAAGCGGGCGAATCGTTTGACGATATGCTACAGCAACAACAGGACTACATCAACAAACTGCGTGATGAATTTTCTGCACAGGAACAGGCCCTACAGGACAGTTGGACGGTTGAGGACCGCAAGGCTGATATGTCCGAAACACAGGCGCAGTTGGATATTTACGCAAATGCAGTGACAGACAGAGGACAGCAGAAGTACAAAGAACTGCAAGAGCAGATGAAACAACTGCAACGTGACGAAGAACTGTATCAATTACAGGTCAAAAACAATGCCACGATTGAAAAACTGGAGGCGGAGTATGACGCGTTGGAAAACAGCAAGGCTGATTTCATCAAGTCCATTGCAACCAACATTGACAGTATAGACGTGACGGGTATTGTGGCGGATATAACACAGGAAGTCAGCGGCGGTAATGACAAGATAACCAAGACTTTGGGTGAGATTATAGAGGCTATTAAGGGCATTAAGATTGAACAGCAGAACTATAACAACAACAGTAAAATCACAATCAATACGACTGACAGCGCTGTTTTGGGTAGCTATGTATAATGTGCGGAGGTAGAAAATGCGAAACGGATTTTATTTTAAAAACAAACATTCAAACGATTTCGGCGTGACTGTACAAACGCAGTCACGTCCGATTAAACCGGAAATGAAAATACAGACATATGACAGCCCGTATATAGACGGTGAATATGATTTTTCAACGGCAAATGCGTACAACCGTGAATTTTATAAAAACCGTGTATTTAAAATGAATTTGCAAATATCGGCGGCGGATATGTCTGAACTGAACAGCAAAATCACAAAAATCACAACGTGGTTAATGGGACGCGGTGAGTTGATATTTGACGACACACCAAATGTCAAATGGAATGCGTCGGTTATTGAAACAATAGATTACAAACCTGAAAACTACGGACGCAAAGCGGTCATTTCGGTGTCGTTCAAGGTGCAGACGTGGGCGGCGTTGGTATTTGATATTTTTGACGGTCCGATATTGGATAGCCAAAACATCAAATTAGATGATGAAATACCAATCGGACCGAATGAATATTACACGATTACAACGGCAGGCGACAGTACAATACATAACACAGGCGACCGCCCTGTCAGACCTGTTTTGCGTGTTACAAACGTCACAAAACCTACAACGATAACCTGTAACGGTATCAGTATTACGGTGTCGGAAAAATGCGTTATTGACTGCGACAAACAGTCGGTAACTGACGTGAACGGCAACAGTATTATGAAAAAAATCAAAGGTAGTTTTTTTGAACTGGAAACAGGGGCGAATACAATAAATTTATCCACGACGGCAACGGTCGAATTTTCATTTTATCCACAGTATGTGTGGAATACAGAAACGGAGGATATATACAAATGGGACAAATAACATTTATGCGATTGCACGACAGATATACAGACAGTTTTGAAACAGGTGAGGTACTGAACTGTGCATATAATGTCAAAGAAACAAGGATATTGAACGATACGGGAAGTATTGAATTTGACTATCCATACGACGAAAAGGCACGTCTAATCAGTCAAAATATGTTGGTTAGTGTAAACGGTCATATATACGAAATCAGCCGAACAACGCGAAATATGAACGGTGCGGATTCACTGCACGTTTACGGTACACCGCATTTTGTGTATGAGGCGCAGAAAGCGTTTATACCGACAATCGGCGACCATATCGGTAAAAGTTCAAGATATGTTCTAAAACAAGCGATTGATATTATATCAAAATTCAAAAAGTCTGTAGGTGAGAAGTGTATTTTTCACATTATGACAAATGCGGAGCTAAGCGAAAAAGGAATGAAGTGGGTTGCAGATGATGAACTGCTGATTGATTTTTTCTCTACCGACAAAACGAATTTGTGGGACGTTATAAAAACGATAATAGAAAATTTGGGGCGTGGCGAGATATTCCACGAAACAACTATCGACAGTAATAACAACATTGTATGTAACATTGCCATTGTTGAACGTATCGGCAAAGATAACGGCGTCAGACTGCGTTTAGAAAAGAATATGCAAAGTATATCAATAGAACGCAACGTAAGCGATATGATAACGCGTTTATGGGCGTTCGGAAGTGATGATTTAACGGTCAGTAGCGTAAACGGCGGCAAAGCATATATAGACAGTCCAAACATTGAAAAATACGGAGTACAAGAGGGGTACAAAGATTACAGCGACTATACGTCAGTGGACAAACTGTACCGCAATGCAAAGTGGGAATTTGATGAGGATAACGAGGATAGAATTGATGTGCCACAGTTGACAATCAGCGGTAAATTGATTGACCTATCAAAATTAGCTGAATACGGCGACGCTGAAAAGTTGGAGATAGGCGACACGGTCCACGTCTTTGACCTTGATGGGACGGAGTATGTGCAACGAGTAACAGAATACCAAGCGTATCCGTTAGAGCCGAAAGAATCTAATATATCAATCGGGCATATCAGACGTGATTTTTTTATCGAACTATGGCAAACGTCAGAAAAAACAAAGAAATTTGCAAAGTGGCAGACCGCAAATAACAGTGTAAATATCCGAAAAGTGCAAGGAACGGTGAACACAGACCGAAACGAAGTGCAGTCGGATAATAACCTGCTTAAAATAGCGGGTGATTTGCTGACGATAAGCGACGGCGCTAATATCCGTATACGGCTCGGAAATTATAAAGGTGAGTTTGTTTTTATTATTTACGACAAAAAGAACAATCAAGCCGTGTACCTCAATGAAAACGGCGAGGCGGTATTCAGCGGAAGCGTTGACACTAAAAAGGACGCAACTATCGGAAGCTGTCTGTATTTACAGACAACGGAGCTTGTGGGAAATATACAACAGCCTGCAATACGTTTTAAAAATAAAGACGGCGAGGTTATATTTGAAATATCAGTGACAGAGGACGGTTGCTTGCGCTTTATTCCAATATTGGGGACAGGTAAGGTTTTGCTTGGAAATACCGAAGCGGCAAGTAAAGATGATATTCAAAAGTTGCAGAGTGACATCAAGGGTTTAGCAGATAGAATTTCAGCGTTGGAAAAAGCATAAAAATAATAGGTGCCGTTTTGGACACCTATTGTCTTAATTTATTTATTGCTGGAACGACGGATTTTATATAGTAATCATAAGGAATGTACGTTCCGTTTATGATAGGTACATCAGTAAGTACATCTGTATAATCTTTCCTATTGTAAAAATCAGTTCCGGCAAATGTATAAGAACCTAATCCAATATCATCAAGCATTTCTTCGATACTTGAGATAAATATATAATTAACTCCGTCAACCTCATGAGGTGCTAATTCCGGCAATGGTTCAGCCGCGCTAATTGTCGGCACGTCTGTCGGTTCGGGGCAAACAGAAATAGTATTAACCGTAATAGTGTTATCACTGAAACCGACATTAAAACCGCCGACAGCGTCGGCAACGTCACGTAATTTGAAATATGTATTATCGTTGATGTTGTAACCCTCTATCGCCGTTTCTGTACCGTTTACGGCAACAGGGAATGGGTTAGCCGTTACGGCATATTCTACCGCGAAACCTGTTGCGGTCGCACAGATTATACCGCCTGTTATAAAACCTAATATAAATTTTTTCATAGCTTGTAGCCTCCTTTTTGTTTTTAATATATAATAATTTGTGCATTTTGTCAATATTTGTTTGACAATACAGCATTAATATGGTAATATAAAAATAAAAAGAAAAAAATTCTAAAAAACTATTGCTTTTTTTAAGCAGATAGAATATAATATAACGCATGAGATAGGCCTCAACACGCCTCTTCGCAATGCGAATGCGTACCATGTTGAGGCTGCTTTTTTATTTTAGGAGTATTGTATGGAAATAAAAAGACCGACTACAATAGAAGAACAAATAAAAATTTTAGGTGGTAGAAAGTTAGTTATTGAAGATGTTGAATTCGCTCAAAATGTACTTTTATCGGTAAATTATTATAATTTTACTGGTTATTTACATACATATAAAAATGCAGATGACAATTACGAAAACATTTCTTTTAATCAAGCGTATAGAATATATCTATGCGATAGACGTATTAGGTCTACTATATTATACGCGATAGAGAGTATTGAACATAATTTAAAGACGAAAATCGCTTATGTAATAGCGATGAATACCTGTGCAACATCTTACTTAAACAAAGATATTTTCGTGGATGAAGAAGAACACCAAAAACTACTACAAAAATTTGGACAAGCAATAAATAGAAATAGTAAAATACCATTCGTAAAACATCACATAAAGAAATATGACAGAAGATTTCCTATTTGGGTAGCTATTGAAATTTTTACCTTAGGAATGGTGTGGAATTGTTATAAAAATTTAAAGACACCTCTAAAAAAGAAGATTGCATCAAAATTTAATATAGGTTCCGTTTATTTGGAGAGCTGGATTGAATGTATATCTTATTTACGAAATGTATGCGCACACTATATGAGGTTATATAGATTTAAGGTACAGAAGACACCTAAAAAGAGTAAAAAACATAGTATGAATAATATATCTCACTGCATATATGACATTATAAATGTAATGCGTTTTTTAATGCCAAGTAAAGATGAATGGAATAATTACATAATTTCTAATATTGCTCAAATCTTTGAAGAATATAAAGATGTTGTAAGTCCTGAAGATTATGGTTTTCCAAAGAACTGGGAAAAAACTTTAACATTATAATATTGAAATTAAGCACGTCTTACGGCGTGCTTTTTTCGTACCAAAAATGAGGTGACATAATGTACAGACGAATACCACCATAGCACGCTTACGGCGTGTTTTTTTTATGAAATCCCAATCAATTACGATTAGAAAGGAATGATAAAATGAAATTAAATTTTAATTTTAGCGGAAAAACGCTGTTAAAGGATTGGTGGAAGATTGTTCGTGATAATTTCACGGCAATTCAAACCGAACACAACACACTGTCCGACAAATTGGACACAGAAATCACGCAACGCACCAACGCTGATGTAGGTTTGGCAGACAAAATCACAGCCGAAACCAAGGCAAGGGAAAGTGCGGATAGTTCGTTAAGCAGTCGCATAAACAACGAAGTGACAATACGACAGGCGGCGGATAATGAACTGCAACGTAATATTGACAGTGAAATCACCGAAAGACAGACGGCAGATACCAATATTTCAAATTCAGTGAAAGCCGAAGAATCAGCAAGAAAAAGTGCTGACAAAGAATTGAAAGCACGTATTGATGAAATCAATGCGAACACCGAAACAACTATACTGTTTGGCGACAAAAAGCAACATACAGTAAAATTTGTTGCACCGAGTAAGCCTACACTATATTTTGACGGACAACAAGAATATGATGGCGAGAGTATGACGGTTGATATTACACTGAAAGACGCGTTTTACATTGACGGGAAACAGATTGCCGGAACGTTTTCAGAACTGTGTATAAATGTACCGATAGACGGCATTTATATTGTTGTTCGCTATGATTTTATTAAAAATACGTGTAGTATATCATCAAATTCTACATCTGTACCGTCGGCAATTTCGGGTAATGTATGGACATTTACATTGTATCATATTCACGAGATAAATTTAGAAATGAAGATAGACAGCGAATCGCCGACAGGGGAAAGATATGAGTTTGTATCGGCGACGGTTGATTATGTCATAGAAAACGAAAATGCCACAGGCGACAGTTATTTCATAACCAATACATACGAACGTGTTCGTACATTGGCAGATTTGGCAACTGTCAATAAAAATTCATTTATTGACGCTGTAAATGAAAATGCAAAAAATATTACAGACATCACCAAAAACCAAATATTTGTCATGTGCGACGGCGACCACGACGAATTAAAAATACAGGCGGCGTTGTCGAGAGCCACACGAGGCACGGTAGTATATATCATGGGTGATTGTGTACTGACTAACGAAAACACACAGGACAGTGGGCTTGTTTCGGGGTTCGGTTATTATAATGCTATATTAAATGTAGGTATACGAGTTACATTGGACGGTACGTACTGTAGTTCAATTACGTTTAAAAATACCAATCCTGCCGCACGTCAAGTTATATTCTTCTTGGGTATTATGGCGAAGTTAAAAAATATAAATTTCCAAGAGGATAACACCACCTGTACTCAAACATCTGTTAATCCTATGATTTTATTTGGCAATAGTAACGCAATCGTTGATAATTGTGTATTAGGCGAAGTATATGATGTAAATCAAGATGATAGTACCGTTGGTAATATCATTATGTGCAGTGGTTCAAAATTTACAAACAATGTTATTGACGGTTGGTGCTTAAAAACAAAAACCAATATAGGTGCATGTATGAAATTTACAAAAGTTTTTGTAGATAACAATAAATTTACAAATATATGGACTACCGATAATTCAGATTCGGGATATTTAATGTCTGTATCAGCGTCGATATTTATAAACAATGTATTTGAAGATAACACCATACCACAAGGGGAAATATATTTCAGCGGTAACAACAGTCTTCTTTGTAATCATAATATTTTCAATAGTAGTGATATCGGTAATATTACACTGGCAGGTAATACAGCCAATAATGTATTTATTTCGTTAGATTTGAACGAGTGTATAGCAGTCAAATTGAGAAGTATCTGCAATGACAATACATTCTTTGGATTAAAGGTAAAAGAAGGTGACTGCGCTTTTGATTTGGGTGTAGAAGCAACATTTGCAAACAATTATATTAAAAATCTGTCTATTATAACAACAGATAGTACAGAAGTTAAGGGATATAATATCCTTTATGCAAACAAGGCATTTTGTCGTGATAATGTGATTCTATTATCTGCGGCAACAAACACATTAGAAAATCTGTACGTTATCGAAGCTAACGCTTCGTCGGTTGTAACGGGCAATGTCACAAGTGCAAGCTCAATAGGTCTACTGGACGAAGGTTGTGTGGCTGAAGGTAATACGGTTGCATGGAGTTAAGGAGGTCGAATATGTACAAATTTTATATGAAAAACGGGCAGGCGTATTTCTATGAACGTGGTGTCGAAATTGACGGCACGGTGTACGGAATACGAACTGACAGCGACATACTGCGAATTAAACGCAGTGTTGTAAACAGCAAATTTGCTGAAAGCGAAGAAGATTTTGATATGAATGTAGAAATCGCAAAAATTCAGCATACGAGCATCACATTTAAACAGCCGACAGCTGAACAGCTGTCACAAATACAGGCGAAAACATACAACAGTATGACAGAATTAAAACAGCACGTTCAGTCCATTATGAACGGTGAGCTGACACAGGACGAAATTAATGCAATGCTGATGTTACAGATTGCGGAACTGAAAGCAGGTGTTGACGGTGAATAAAACATTGATAAAAAAATACTATCAAATGGGTATTTACAAAGAAAAACATTTAGATATATTCGTCAAAGCGGGATATATCACAGAAGACGACAAAAAAGAAATTATGGAGGGCTGATATGGAGGCAGAAAACGAAAAAGAAGTGTGGGAGCGTCTGACTGCCGTAGAGCAGTCCACCAAGTCGGCACACCACAGAATTGACGGTATCGAAAAACTGACCGAAAGCGTCCACATCATAGCCACGGAAACTAAGGCAATGCGTGAGGACGTAAACGATATTACATCACGGGTAGACGAAATAGAAAAACGTCCTACAAAGCGATACGAAACAGTAGTTACCGCCATTATTACGGCAATAGTGGGCGGTTTGATAGGTTATTTTGTTAAAATGTTAGGATTTTAGTATTTTAGGAGGTACATTAAAATGAAAGAATGGCTAAAATGCGCGGGTATTCGTGCAATAAAAACAGTAGCACAAACAGCAGTTGCCACTATTGGTACTGCTATTGCTATGGGAGACGTAAATTGG